CGACTTTCGGCTCAATGACTTCAGTGACTTCTTTGACTTCGCCAGTCATGCTCGACACGGCGCGTGTGACGCTCACAGGCTGACCAAAATCAATCACGCCATTCACGGCCAACTGCCTTGCCATGTTGTCGTCTGCCTCAATCTGAGCGCCTTTGCGGCCAAGGTGGCAATTCATTTTCAGAGTGTAAACAGTCATGGATAAACTTTCAAAAAATGGGGTGAGCCACCATGGCCCACCCCGTTTCGCCTAATTAGGCAGAGGCCACGTCGAACGAGCCTTTGGTGAAGGCTTTTGGCAGTTCGATGCCAAAGCCGTAGCGCTCCTCAGCCAAGATTGCCACGCCGTTCTTGACGAAGTAATCGCTGTGCGACTCGCTGACACGGATGTCCATCTGTTCGCGGTCATAGATGGTCGCGCCCATTGTCCAGTCGCCCAGCAAGAAGTCGCCCTGGGCCATCGCGTTGGACACGATGACAGGAACGCGCCACAGACGCTGTTCACCACCGTTGGGCACAGTCACCCAGATGTAGTGACCATCGCTGCCCTTGGCTGTTTCCAGGGTTTCCCAGTCGATTGGGTTCACCACCAGGCCGTTGATGTTGTAGTACTCATACGTCTGGCACTTGGTGATGGCCGAACGGATGTGGTTCAACATTGCGCCAGGCAGGTCGGCATCGGTTGTGCCAGTGGCGATTTCGCCAACAGTGGACACGCCAGAGTCAACCATCAGACCGGTCAGGCTTTGGTTTGTGCCAGCGCCGTACAGCAACTGAGTGTCGCTCAACAGGTTCAGGCCGTACATCAGCTTGGTGTCAACCAGACGCTGGAGCATTGGAGCATCGGACAGCACTTGACGGCTGGCAGCGATCCAGTGAGCCATTGTACGGACGGGCACAGTGACCAGTTCGTATGTCAGGTTCGACTCAGCTTTGGACTGGAACTCACCTGCGCCGATGGCGGTGGATGCAGAGCCTGGCTGTTGCAGACCGGCGTTGTTCGTGAACACGTTTTCACGCATCACTTCAACGGCATTGCTCGAAGTTGGGATGCTGGTCAGCAAGTCGCGGATGAAGGCGGTACGCTGTGCAGGCATCACCACATCGGCGCGGCGCTGAGGTTGCACCAAAGCACCAGCAGAAGCAGCCAAGTTGGACAGAGCCTTGTTCACGCGCACAGAGTCAGTGCCGTTGCTGCGGGCGTTTTTGTAGGCGTTGGATTCAACAAACTGTTGACCCAGCGATTTGGCTTCAGCAGCGCCGCCGAATTGGCGTTGTGCAGCTTTTTCCATTTCGATGACGCGAGCGTCGATGCGATCCATGTCACCTTTGATGGTGTCCAGGCGCTCAGTGGCTTGAGTCAAAGCCTTGCGGGTGGCCTCAGTGGCTTCGCCGTATTGCTTGATTTCGCTGTCGCGCTTGGCGACGGCGGTTGTGATTTCGGACTTAACGGCGTCCAAGTGACCTTTGAGTTCGGAAATGTCCATGATTTTCTCCAGTTTAGATTCGGGCCAGATCGCCCAGTGCAGAGTCAATCAAGCTCTTAACCTGATCGACAGACAATGGCGGCTGTCCCTTGGATTGAGTGCCTTGCAGCGGCTCACCCTTCAACAGTGCCGTAATGCTGAACAACTCGTCCAGCAATTCTTTTTTGGCCTTTGCGTTCAGGTCGTGGCCTTCCGCAAATTGCCGCAGTTCTTTGAGCGTTTTCACGCCTGTGATGATGGCCTGATCGTTTGCAGGCCATGTGACCAAGGAAAACTCAAACAATTTTCCTTCGTAGATGTGACGGATACCAGCCTGGTCATATTGCGACTTGCCGCCAGGGATGGAAAAGCCAACGCTCATGCGGTCAATCACGCCATCGCGCATCAACTCCAGCGCCTCGTCGCCTTGGCGGGTCTTGCTGATCTTGCCCTTGACCCAAAGACCCTTGGCGTCTTCGCGCATATCAATCGGCATACCAATAGGCGAGTCGCTGCGATGCTGCCACAAGACCTTGATGCGGCCTGAAGGGAAGCCTTCTTTGATCGACTTGGCAAACGCGCCTTGCTCGATGATGTCGTCATCGCTGTCGGTGTTGCCGTATGCAGCAGCGTAACCCTCGAACGTGCGTTCTTCGGCGTTCAGCGCGGCATCATCAAATTTCAGGCTTTTGAATTCCATATTCATCCCTCACTTTTGCGAATTATCGCATTGGTCTATGGTGTGTCAAACTTAATCGGTCAAATACACCACGGCGCATCGGCAGTTGATGAGGTTCCCTGCGCTTGCGCTTGGATCACCTGGAAACATCAGCTGCTCACCACCAACATCAAACGCCTCATTCATGCCAACTACTTGGCCGTCAGCATCGGCATGGTCAAACTCGTCTGGCGGCGTTGTTCTGGTTCGCTCATCCTGCGCTGACACCCACTCTTTTTGCATTTTGAGGCCGGTCAACTCAGCGCCAGCCTGCGCCCCATAGTTTGCGGCTGTGTGCGTTTCGGTGCGGGCAATAATGTTGGCTCGGGTTGCAGACATTGGCGCGGCATAGTCTCGGATGTTCTTTCCGATTTGCACCACGCTCAGTCCTTCGTCGTAGCCGTTGCGAATCACCGTGCGGATCTGGTTTTCTGTTGTTCGGTCAATTTGGGTCACGCGCCGCGCCACCCATTCAAGGATGAAAGTCTCCAGTGCGCGGTTAAAAATGTCCATGATCCCGGCTTTGGTCACGTCTGCGCCTGGGTGCGACTTGGCCTCAGTCAGTATGCGCTTGCCAAAATACGATGCAACCGTGCGGTAGTTTGTCGCAAAGGCCTGCGCCATCGCCAGTTTGCGGTCATCAATGGCCTGCGAGATGGCAAGCTCACCGCGCTTTTCAAACGCATCGGCCACTTGGCGTACTGTCTTGGCAAGCTCAATGCGTAGGCGGTTTTCAAACTTGGCACTCATGCGGGTCTGGATGGCGTCATCCATCGCCCGCTGGCGCTGTTTGTTTGATGGGTTGATTGCGCTCATTCTTTGCCGTAGGCCAGAGCCTTGAGCATTTCAGGCGACAGGCCGGACAGTTGCAGGTTGTCTTGCGCCGCGGTAAATCCTGCGGGCAGCAAGCCGCCTTGCAGGTATCCGATGTCGCCGCCCTCGATTGGTTCAACTCCCAACTTCAAAAGCTCGCTGATTGTGTTGAAAGGCACGCCCATATCAAACAGCTTTTTGGCCTCGTCCAGCTTCTTGGAGTAATCCTCGCGCAAAGCCTCCACGCCACCCAAGTCGTAGTCGATGTACCACTCAGGGCCAAACTGCGCGGCCAATTGTGCGTTCAACTGCGAGCGGATCATGCGCAAAAGCGGCGTGATTGTGTCTGCCCAAAAAATCTTGCGGGCTGTCTCAATGTTCGCCAAGGTGGCGTTTTCCATGATGCCAACCATGACGGGCGGCACACCCATGGCTGAACAAATCTCCTCCCAGACCTTGGTGCGGCTGTTCACAAAGTCCAGCTCAACGGCTGACTGGTTTAAGGTCTTGATGTCGCGGGTTGTGAAGAATGGAGCGCGGGCATTGTTGCTGCTGGCTTGCTTTTCCTTGTGCAACTCACGCAAACGGCTCATTTGTTCTGCGGTTGTCTCGGGGTCGATCACAATGGCATAGTCGCTTATGCCTCGGTTGTGCATCGAGTTCAGTTGCCACTGGCTTGACTCGCGGTCAACGTCCACGGCGCGGCCAGCGGCTTGGATTGTCGGCATCCCAAAAAGGAAATCATTGGGGTTGACGGTCTTGACGTGCACCATGTCTTCTGACTGGATGTCACGCGAAACCCCGCCGTATTGGTAGCGGTAGAGTTCAACAAGGCGCGTTTTGCCTGCCTGAATCTTGATGCCTTGAGGTAGCATAGGCCAGACTTCGACGGGCGCATTTGCGTTGCCTGCGCGAATCAGCGACCAATACGAATTGCCAGCCAGGTCAATATGCTGGCTCATAAGCTCGGTCATTTCTGACCATGAAAAGTCAGGATTCGGGTTGTCGATCAGCTTTTGCAGTGGAGATTCCGGCGCTTCAACCATCGTGCCATCGCGCTGCTTTTTCTTTGCCACCCATGGGATTTGACCGACAGATTGGGCGCGGCGGTTGACGCAAGCGTAGAAGATGGCCGAGGCCTTCAGTCCTTGCTCAATCGCCACCTCTGTGTCCCACTTTTGAAACTGTGGAGCCGTGCGGCTCATGGTCATCAAAAGCTCAGGCAAAGTGACGGACTTCAACTCAACAGTTGGCGCGTTCTTGAATCGTTTGAAAAAATTGAAATCCATCATGGTTCCTTAAAACACTTTTGTCGAGCCGTAGTAAACGGCAGAAACGGCAGCGCTTCCATAGTAAATATCAGTGATATTCGTTGCGCCATAGTATATGGTCGAGGCGGGCGCTGCAATTTGACCATTGATGTAGCTTACGGACAAATAGTCGTTACTGCCCGCTGTGAAGCTAAGGCCCGTGTTGTTGCCTGCGTCGGTTGAGTTTGCACCTACGTTCCACGCTGTTGGTTTCTTCAGGATCGCTTGCGTGGTGTTGGTTGAACCAAGCTGCAATAGGTTTCCCAATGCGCCGCTGATCGTGAAGCTGGTGAACTCGTTGGTCGTGCCTCCAGTGAACTGGATGCGGCCAATGGCTGTGTTGGTCAGCCCTGCGAACTTGTTGGAACCTGTGACGGTCAGAGTACCCGTGCCGCCTTGGTTCAACGTTGGGTAGGTCTGGATGCCACCGCCGTTGAATGTCTTTGCCAGTGCATTCGTAAGGCTTATCGATCCGCCGCCTGAGGCCGTAACTGTTAGGTTCGTGGCGGTTGTCAACCACGCACTAGCGCCCGCCGTGGCAACAACCCAAGCGCCGCCACTGAACTTTAGATGCCTCGCCTTTGTTCCGTTGAAGTTGACACCTACTGAAGCCGCCGTGCCGGTCGTCGTTACGTTGTAGCCTGAGTCATCAAAGGTTCCACCGGTCAATACCAGCGCTGGATAACTCCCAAAGGACGCTGCACCTGACAGCTTTACCAACCCGCCTGGAGAGTCGATAACGACGGTCATCGGGAACGCCTTGCCCGCGCTCGTAATCGTTTGGGTGCCACGTCCGGCGAAGTAAATTGTTGATATTCCAGTGACGGTAGTCCCTGTACCGTTGATCCAGTTGCCATAGATTGCAGGTGTAGTCGAACCTGTTGCCAGCGTCATCGTGTTGCTGGTGCGGGCAGACATATCAATCGTGCCGATGTTGTAGGCTGCGTTGATGGTTGTTGTCGTGCCTGTGCCTGGGCTTGTCGATGTAAAAACAGCCGTGTCTTGCGCCAACGGAAAGTTGGTCAACGCCGCTGCGCCGCCTGCCGTTGCGGCCCATGCCGTAGCAGACCAGTTATTGCTGCCAGCCAAGTTCCAATACACCGTCTTCGCCGCATCAAACGTAATCCCGCTGTTGCCCTTGCAGTCGCCCAACCGAGTCCCGCTGACAGGAGCAGCAGCACCAGCAATGGTGATGTCACGGAAGTCGATGTCTTGCAGCGATGCAACAGCAGCGCAGGTCAGTGTGCGTGTTGTGCCGATGGTGTTTGAGCGCACGAAAGTCCGCATCGTGGCGTTGGTTCCTGCGGAGAGCGTCAGAGTGCCGTTGATAGTTTGGTCAGCATCAAATTCGATTTGTGCAATGCCTGCTGCGGTGCGCCCTGCAATTGTCAGATTGTTGAACGTGTTTGCCCCGCTGACGGTTGGCGCAGTCAAGGCTGCGCTTGTGAACGACACGTTGTAAAACGTCTTGCCACCTCCGGTCAACTTTGTAGAGCCCGCCGCAGACAAAGTGATTGATGATGTGCCGGCATTGAGCGTCAGGTTTGTGGCCGTAGTAAAAACGACACCAGTAGCTGAACTGAGCGTCACAATTGACGATCCAAGACTGATTGTGCGTATGGCTGCGCCGCCAGACTGCAAGGACCCGGCTGCAATTGTGTAATTGTTGCTGGTGAATGTTCCTGCGGTAACTGTGATCGACCCTGTTGTCGTGAACGCTGCTCCAAGGTTCAGTTCAATTCCTGTGTTGTTGATCGTTGTCGTGCTGACAGTCACGCCACCGTTGGTAAACGTGACAACGCCAGTGCCCGAGTTTGCATCAAATGTTGGCGTGTCAGCCGAGCCTGGAACGGAAGCACCACCAGCGCCGCCAGACGTGGCAGACCAGTTGGCCGTGTTGCCACTGCTCCAGGTGCCTGCGCCGCCAACCCAAAAGCGTGCCGCCATTACTCACCTGCCACTTCTTCAGCAGGAGGCGCAGTCACCACGGCTATCCAGTTGTCGCGTCGCTCTGCCTTCATTGCCTCGATCTGCTCGTCGGTCAGGCCGTGATCGTCGGGCAGGTGCAGGGCATCGCGGAACAGGCCGTGCTCGGTTTGGAATTCAAAGTCGATCTTCATGGCGTGACGATGTAAAGAGTTGTTGCATCAGGACTTCCTGGCAGTGCGGCCACCACTTCAACTTTTGTCAGGCCACCAGCAAAAAGAGTGGCCCATGTCGTGTCGTAGTCCGTGCCGCTGGCCTTGACCAATGCTTGGCCGGTTGTGCCGCCAGCAGCAACGCCCGGGCCAGTAGCTCCAGTTGCACCTGTGGCCCCAGTCGCTCCGGTTGCACCCGTAGCGCCAGTTTCGCCTTGAATCCCTTGGATGCCCTGCGGCCCCTGAGGCCCGGTTTCACCTTGGATGCCCTGCTCGCCTTGAGGGCCGACCAATGATGCAAGCCACTCAGCTTCAGTGCCAACAAAGCCATTGGCGACAGCCACCTCATAGGCTGAATCACCGTCAGCGCCAGTTGCACCGGCTGGGCCAGTTGCGCCGGTCTCGCCTTGGATTCCCTGAATCCCCTGGATGCCTTGCTCACCCTGTGGCCCTTGTGGCCCTGTCTCGCCTTGAATTCCCTGTGGCCCTTGATCGCCGGTGTCGCCTTTTGGACCTTGCGGGCCGGTTGCTCCCGTTGCACCAGTCGCCCCTGTATCGCCCTTCACGCCTTGGATGCCCTGCGGCCCCTGTGGGCCAGTAGCGCCGGTCTCGCCTTGAGGGCCAGTCTCGCCGGTGTCGCCTTTGACGCCTTGGATGCCCTGAATACCCTGCGGGCCTTGCGGGCCTGTTGGGCCAGTCAAATCGCTGGTTGTGGTCGATTGGCCGTCGCCGTAGTAAATCGTCAGCGTGCCGTCGCCGTTGTCAACCACGTTGGTGATGCTTTGGCCTTCTGGGCCTTGCGGGCCAGCGCCAATGATCTCAATGGTTTGCGTCACCTGTTCCGTGACAACAACAGTCCCATCCTCAGTGATAACCACTTGGTCAGTCATCGAGTCACCTCGCGCTCAAACGTCACCGCGCCATATAGGATGGCCGTTACAAAGCCGCTGGATGATTCAAGCTCCAAGTCGTAAACACCGCATCCAGCAGTGATGGCCGCTGTCGTGTCGGCGTCGATCTCCAAGACAATCGTGCCAGCGTCACCGCCAAGCGTGATTCGATCGTTTTCGGTTGTCAGTTCAACGATGACGTCAGGATTGCAAACGCCTTGGCGAATCTGCATCCGTGCGGTGTAGCCGGTCAGGTCAACTGGAACGCCTTCGGAATCTTTCCAGACAAGGTTTTGCAGGAATGTCGAACCCTGCCGAATGGTGATGTCGTATTCTGCTGCCATGTTTTCCCCTTATCGGCGCACGAAAAGCACGCCATTGTTGCCAGCGTTCAAGACCATGGCGATTGGCAGTTCAATCGTGTGCGTGCCTTTGGTCAGGCCACCTGCAATGGTTGGGTGCGGATAAAGAACGTCACCATCCACCCATGTCTCGCCAACCACTGAGCCATCGCTATCAATGCCGATGATCTCGCCAAATGTCGTCACCAGGCCTGTCGCGTTGTTGGCAATCGACGATTTGGCCACACCAATGATGAACATGGGGTTAATGTCAACGGCTGACTTCGCTGCCTTGATTTTCCCACTGCTGCCATCCGACCCAGCGGCCATGACCAAATCACCCTTTGCGATTGTCACGCCAGACTTGTTGACCACGGTAATCATGTCTTGCCCCATGACATCGGACACGGGCACTTTGACGGTTACGCCGTTCTGCACGATTGGGATGTATTCATCCCCTTGCAGGTGCGCGGCCAGTGCCAATTCGGAAATCTTGAGCGTCGGTGCTGTCATTGGGCGATCCTCGGGTTTTGCGGCATTTTAGGCCGGATTACAGAAATTCCATAACGATGTCGCGCTTGGCCTGCGGGTTGAGCATATCTGAGATGGCGTCCATCATGGGGTCTAGCTGGTCGTCATGAGCGCCATTGGGAAATACGCTCGCCTCGGCCAGCAGGTCGGACAGCCATGGCGCGGACTGAGGCAAAAGCACGTTTCCGGCCTGAATTTGTGGTGCCACATCCATAGCTCGGGTAACTTTGTCGGTGTTGCGCTGGATCGGGATCACGGGCACGCCCTCGCGCTTGAGGGTCTGAATTAGGCCAGTGCCGGATGCCTTATCCTCAACCTTCATTGCTCGCAGTGTGCCGTTTTCCATGGCGCGGTGCTTTGCCCAAAAGGCGCGGGCCTGGATCAAAAGCTCTGGCGCTTCCCATTTGCCGCGCACCATGTCTAGGATCACCGCCTTGCCTTCCTTGGTCTTGCCCCAGCACTCAAAGACCGAATAGTCGTTCTGTTCTTTGGTTTTCATGGCCGTGTCGGCGTAGATTGTGCGGTACTCCAGCGCAGGGGCGACTTGGTAATAACGCCACCAGTCATCTTTGAAAATACCGCCGCCAATGGGTGCTGGGTTTTGCATATACTGGCCCGCAAATCGGTATGCGTCCGTGCTTTCCATGCGGCGCAGGTCATCCAGCGGGAATTGCTCGGGCCAGAATGACTGATCGTCCTCAATGGCCGGGATGTTGACGTGATCCCATGACTCGCCATTGCCGCCGCCAAGCAAAAAGCCGCTGAGGTCTTTTTCATGCAGGCGCTGCATGATGATGACAATCGGCGTTTCTGGGCTGTTTTTACGGCTTTCCATGGTCGTGGAAAACCAGTCAATGACGTTTTGCCGCATGATCGGGCTGTTGGCCTCGCCAGCCTTATGAGGATCGTCAATCAGGATTGCGCCACCAAAGCTCGCACGCATCTTGCCTGCGCCGTAGCCGGTAATCGTGCCATCGTTGCCGGTGGCATACACCACGCCGCCTTGCTCCGTCCTGAATTCGTCCTTGGCGTTGGAGTCGCCGCGCATTTGAGGCGGTCCGAAAATCTCGGCAAACACCTCATGCTGCATCACCGCGCGGGCGTTGAATGTGTTGTTTGTCGCCAAGCGCTTGGAGTAGCTGGCGTGGATAAACTCGGAATCTGGCCAATTGCCCATGCACCAGGCGATGAAGTTGATAACGGCAATCTCTGTTTTTCCTGATCTAGGCGGCACGTTGATGATTAGGCGCTTGGATTTTCCCAAGACCACGCGCTCAAGTGCGTTGCAAATTGCAGCTTGGTGCCAATTTTCCTTCAATGCCATACCTTTTCTGGCCTTGAACATGGCTTTTGTGAATGTCAGCAGGTCGCTCCTGCAATCTGCAATCTGCTCTGGCGTCATTCTGAGTGTTTGCGGGAAAGCGCAGCCAAAACGGCATCTCCAAGAATTGCGCCAGACATTGACCCGTCGCTATTTGTCACATCGACTTTTTTGGGCGCGTTGAATCCGTGCATGGCATTTAGCTCTTTAACGGCTGAAACCTTCACTGCCCCATTGCCCTCTTTGTACGCTTCCAAAAGCGCCTGAACGCTCATTTCTCGCGTCCAAAGGGCTTTTTGCGTCAGCTTCTCGCGCAGTTCGGCAACCCTAAGTGAAACCTCTGGCTTTGCCATGATCTTGCTGGCCGCATCATGGATTGTCGGCTGCTTGGTTTCTGGCTTGACATTGAAGGCCGTGCGGTATGCATCAGACTGGGTCATCCCATCGGCAATGCACTGAGCGAACTTCTCCTGTTTCGGCGTCAAACTCATATTCTTTCCTTGTTCTGGCCCGTTCCCAAATTAACACCTTACAACTTACGGCTTTCCGGTGATTGACCTCGCAGCGTCATGAGTTCTCTTGCGGGTAGCGCTGGTCTGGCATTTGGGCTTTTTGACAAGTGGGCATCCTTATCTGAAAGTTGGAAAGCCCCGCCAACTGCGCGAATTTTATGCGTTAATCCTTTGGGTGTGGACAATTATCAGGCGGCACGATCACGCACCAGACTGATTCAAATTGGCCTCTTGAGCTTAAGTTGATTGTCCACCTATCAATGTAAGCATCAGGCATAGCCTGGAGGCTTTTGTAAACAACCATCTGACTTGCACCGATGTACTCGGAAATGCTGCGAGTCGTCATGCCATCATCAAACTTCCTCAAAAGAAGGCGAATTTCAGGATGGCGTGATTTGCTCATGGCTGTATTTTTGCAGAATTGGCCGTTTGTTTTAAATTTTCACGGACAGGCTCTGTTTTTTCCAGTTCCTCAATGGCGCGTTTGCAGTAAATCGCAGCGTCCAAAAGCTCCTCATATTGGTGTTGCAGCCATTCTTTGAGGTTTAGTGGGTTTTGCTCAATGCTGACGCCGTATTTTTCCAGGCCAAGCCGCTGGCGCTTTGCGATGTCTTGGCAGACTCTGGCTTCTGTTCCTTGGGCTGTCATGTCGCGTATTCTCCATGCAATGCCTTTCTAGCTGCCGATGCCGCAAAAGCCGCAGCCTCCACTGATGCAAATGATCCTATGTGTTTTTGCCTTCCGTTTACCTTTGCGTAAGCAATCCACTTTTTGTCTCGCTTGTGAAAGCGAACGCCCTTGATGCCGCTGGTGCTATTTGCTGGCGCTTCCCGATTGCAGACATTTTGTGAAATAGTCGCAGGACGTAGATTATCAATGCGATTGTTAGTCTTGTTCCTGTCAATATGGTCAATCATGTCCGGCACATATCCGTGTTGAAGCAAATATATCAGACGATGTGCCGTGTAGGTTTTTCCGTTCAATGTGACATTGACATAGCCGCGACCACCAACAGCGCCAGCAGTCTTGCCAATCACTGTTGTATTGCGGCATTTCTTCCAGATCAATTGACCATCGCAATAGTCAAAGACTTCTTGCAGTTGTTCTTGCGTAAGATTCATTTGGTTTCTCCTCTTGCTCGAATTTTCCCCGCAAAAATGTTTAGCGTGTGACTTACTGCGGAAGGGAATCCCGCTTTTGTGGACTCAAGAGCAAGTTCGTTACACATCGCTGCGAACTTTGCGCGTTCAATGCTCCGCTCATCAGCGCGGACAAGGGCTTCAAAGGCTTGCAAAGAAAATTCATCAATCTCTGCCTCCAGTACACCAGCAAACTGTGCAGGTGAAAACTTGATTCCAGCCTCACGGGCCATGTCTATCGTGTCTCTCATGCTGTCACCTGCGCCATTTCCCAGCCAAGCTGAAAGTAATTCCAGCGAACGGCAAGACTTTGGTTGACGTACTTACCCTTGGAAAGAGTGAAGTCTGTATGACCTTTGGCCCGCATGATGGCTTCAAATACTCGTTGTGATTGGCTCATTTCAGACTCCTAATTGTTTTAGTGCTGCTTGCAACCCGGCCAAGCCGCCGACACGCTGGCCGTCGATGACAATCTGGGGCATCTGCCGGGCTTGCGGGTATCGGGCGAACAAGTCTTGCAGCACCACCGAGTCGTCAACGCTGCGCTCTTCCCACTCCAACCCCTTGGACTTCAACAGTTGCTTGGCTGCCACACAGTTGGGGCACGCGCTCTTGGTGTAAATGATGATGTTCATTTCAGTCTTTTGTTAGGAAGTAGACGTATGCGATGAAAGCAATGGTTAAGCAAATTGTTTGTATGTCGCTCACGCTCCAATCCCCCGTGACTTGATTTGCATGGCATCCATCGCGCCAGGGCGAACCGGCACAAATTCCTTGAATACCAGCGGCTCGTAAATGAATTGCTTTTGGACTGTGATCTTGCCAATCCTTGCCAAGCCTTCATTTGTCAGGCGGTATTTGCGAAGTTCGCGGGCTTTTTTTGGCAGGCCGACGATCATGCTTTGCTGCTGCATATAGTTCACGATTCGATGCAATCCGGCCATTCCAAGCAATCGCTCCAAAGCCAAATAGTCTTGCGGGCCGTTCAGGTGAAGTGCGTTCAAAATTGCTGCGTGTTTTACGTTTGTCATTGGTTGTTCCCGTTATGGCCGCAATCGGCGCATGGTTGTTCTGTGTCTTCGCCGTGGCGGTGTTTGCACCAGCAGCACGGGGCGCTGAATGTCGATCCTTCTGGCTCGAAATGATCGTTTTTGACGATTGGAATCCAGTCTGGTTGATTCATTTGTCATCTCCAGTGGCTTTGGCGATGGCGGCGCGGGCTTTGCGTTGCTGCGGCCCATCAAAAGGAACCGCCATTTCCACCAACGCAACCATTTCCTGTAACGCCTCCAGCAATTCAGGCGCTGCGGCGATTAGGCTGGCGTCTCGCTCGGAACAGACTGCCACCATGTCGATCTGTCCTTGCGCTCCAATGCACCAGTCATCAGCCATGATGGCGTTTGGATCTCGCTGGGCTTCCCACGGCCCCGGTGTGTGCTTGCTCATGCTGCACCCCGCACTTCGTCAATGATTGCGCAAATGGCCGCTACTTTGTCGCTTTTGATGCCGTACAAATGCTCAGCCAATGGCAACAAATCTTGCACGGCTTGGTAGAGGTCTTTAGATGCTGCGATCAGGCGGGCATCGGCTTCGTTTGTCTCTGGAAAGTGCCCACGAGCCGATGCAACCGGCAAACAACCACCTTCTTGGCAAATGTCAATCCATCCAGCGCCTGATGCCTTGCCAACTGTCCATTTTCCTGGTGTGAACATGACTGGCCTCACTTTGAAAGGTGAACAAACAGCAGCGCGGCCAATCCGACGCCTATTGCTACTGCCAGCAAAACTCCCATTGCGGACTCTGCGCGGCTGTTGATTTTTTGAGCCTGACGCTCATAGTGCCATTGATGTTTCATGTCTGACTTTCGGTTGTGGCCGCAAGATGTTTGCCGCCTGTTTTGAATTCTAATCTAATATTTTGCTCTTGTGCAAAATTATTTTTTCATGTCCTGCATGGCCTTCGCCAAGTCAGAATCAATCCCAGCGAACAAGCCAGAGTCGCACGCTGCAAGCTCCTTTGCGTAGTGCCATGCCCACGCCTTCCATGCTGGCTGTTTTGCAAGATCAATCAGCCTCTCAAGTTGCTTGCGGTAGATAAGTTCGCAGTCCATCATTCCTCCGCATTTGCAATGGCCGCATTGATGCGATCAACGATGCCAAGCGGAACATCGTACTCGCTCCAATATGCGGCGCTTTCTTGAAGTTCTTTCAGCACGGCCAGCAATTCATCGCGCTCGGCCTTGATGGCGTTGAAGTGGTCAACGCAGTCAATGTTGGCGGCGTGCAGGCGGCGTAGCTCAGCGGCTGCGGCTTTGTCCCATCGCGTTGACAAGCTCATGATTTCCAATTGATCGGCCAGTCGCAGGGCTTCTGGTTTATCGCTCATGCCTTCCTCCAAACGTTCTTAGGTGAGCAATGGCAAGTTGCAGATTCTTGCCGCTTGTAGCCAATGCTGCGGATCACGTTGGCCTTGCTCGCGGCCATGAACACTCCACCCCATGCGCGGGCGTCTGGCGGCTTTGGCATACCGCATGACTCAGCCCAGACCCTTACTTGCTCGGCCATGAACGCCTTGCCTGGGTTTTGCTTCATAAACAAAAGCATCATCACGCTGGCTTTGTCAAACCAGTCGCCGTGGATTCGCTGCGCGTGATTGACGGCGCGGGTGATGCCGGTGTCTCGGCGTTTTTCAGCTTGTTTCATTATTGTCTCCTCATGTCTTGTAATGCGGATAGTTTGGGAAAAATAGCGGGTAAGCGTCACTTGATTCGCGGTATTGCTGGCTGTCCATGTCAAACCACAAATTGATCTGCGGCTCGCCATCGCTTGAGCCTTCGTAGTTGCGCTGCTTCCTGACAAAAAGCACCTGGTCAGGCTCTTGGCCTTTTTCACCACCTTTGCCAGACCGGATGGCGATCTCCTTCGATTTGTTCCTGAAGACCAGAATGATGTTGTCCACCTGGTCGGCAATCGCTCCAGACCCTTTTAAGTCGTTCTTGTCTGGCAATTCCGTTTCCTTGCTTGGCTTTTTCAGGTGATGCACGATGTGGACGTGAATCTGGTTATCGCGGGCAATGCTGGTCATTTCATCGACAAAAGCCTTCTGCCCGTTGTAGTCATCCTCACCGCTGACCACCTTTGCCAAGTTGTCAACAAAGACGTGCTGAAGGCCAAGCTCGACGGCGCAATATCTGACCATGCCAATGACCAACTCCCTGTCTGCCGTTCCTTGCTGGTCGTAAATCCACAGCCGCCGGTCAACCCATCCGCCAAACTCGTCATAAAGCTCGTCAATCGCTCGAATGCCATCCCTGCCTTGGAACTCTGGAGAAAATGGATTCATGCCCGCATACATTCGCGCCATGCGCTGAATTGTCATGTGCGGCTTCATCTCAAAACTGGCAATGCACAATTTTTGCTCTTGGCCGATCAGTGAAAGCGCCACCATGCTGGTGACAAGGCTCTTGCCGTGGCCGTTCTGACCAGCCCAGACAGTAACCTCACCTGGCCGGAAATCAAAATTGTCTCGGGTCTTCGGCCATGGCAAAAAAACCTTCTTCTCGTTTTGTTTGATGCGCAGTCGGTCTTTGAGCGTTTGCGTGTAGTCGGCGGCGTTCTTCACGTTCGCCTTTGCATCCGACTCTTTCAGGTACTGCCTGAAATCAATCGAATCTGACGTGATGATTGTTGTCAATCTGGCCTCCAAAATCTTTAAAAAACAACTGGCTTTTTGATGCCGTCTTTGAGTACGGGTCTTGCGTTGGCGCTGGGTAGCTGCTTGCGGCCACGATAGACGCGCCCATGGCGATACACTTTTCCAGCAGCTGATCGGCTCTCGCTTCGCTGTTGCTTTCAATGAAAACAACCATGCCGATCACAAAGCGTAAATCCAAGTCAACTACCGCATCGCCGTGAACGCATACCCTTGGCAAGTCGCCGTATTTTGTCCAGTCGGTGTCGAACGGATAATCGTAGATTGCCACACTTGCTGGCTTCTTGCTTGCCATCCTCATTTTTATGAGGTCAATGTGTCCCTTCATATTCCACCTGTCAGCAAGGATGGCTGAGGCGTTGCCTGAACCTTGGCATTTCGACACCAGTTGCGCCAAGTGGCCTCCCAATCCAGCTTGGCGGCGTTTCGCCCACTTGTCGCCACCCAGTAGTCTCGAAACTTCTCGGCCTCAAGTCTGACCGTTGCTGTCTCCCAGCCCATTGTCTCCAGCGTCCACTCTCCCCATGCCTTTGGAAGTTGCCAATCAGGCGAAAGCCTTTTTCCTTTGGCCTTGCCGACAGGCGGGGCACAAATAACTGGTTCTTGGTTTATGGTTATTGGTTCTTGGTTAGGTGGCGCTTCGTTTACGGCATGTGAACGACTCGTGCTTTTTTCTTTACGCTTCGCCTCGCGTTCTTGTGCGATTCGTTTGTTTGTGTCGGCTTTTGAGTGATACTCAAGAAGCTCTGCAAGGACGCGCTCTTGCACATACTCACCGTCTGGAGACAGCGTAAAAAAGCGGCCAAGGACAAACTTTACAGCCTCAATCTCGGCTTCAGTGCTGGCCCATGTCCATTCAATGGCTTCATCAAGTGTTGGGAATTTTTCACGGTCATAGCACGAATCAATCAGAAGCGTGTACGCTCCGTGCTGAAGCATTGATAGGCGGCCACATTTTTTGGCGTAATCGCCAAGATTTCTCTTGTAATAATGCACGATGGCATCTCCGCAAATCTCCCAGAAAAGAAACAAAGGCAGGCGGGGAGTTCGCTTTTCGGTCAGGGGATCAATCCCGACCTAGCCTCGTTTCAAATAATTCTACTAGACACCAAGTCGTTTTGCAATCGCCTTGCAGGCGGCTTCAATCTGTTCTTGCGTTGCGTCAGGATGCAAATGCAGCCAAGTTGACTTTTCGCTTTCGTAGCGCTTGTGCTTATCCATTTTCTGGAATCCTAAAAAGAAAAAGCCCTTGAACCCCCGTGGAATCAGCACGGAAATTCAAGGGCTAGGCCTTTGACGGCTTTAAAGTATCTGGCCCTGATTCGACCAACTTTAAAACCGTCTGAGTGTTATTTTACCCAATCATTCGCATCGGCTCAAGGTTTATTTTCACCATCCCGCCGACATCGCCAGCCAATGAAAAACTCATTGTCCACTTGCTGTCGTCCACGCCGCTGATCTCGGCTACTGCGTCGATGGCTTGCTTGATCCTGGCGATGCAGTTGTCCAGGTCAATCCTGCGCTTTGATGGCGGGTAAAACGTGATTGTGGCGTGCAGGCGTGGCGAGTCAATCCGGGTCAGGCCTTGCTGCCTTGCGGTGATGTAGCAAGCCTGGCGGTAGTCTTTGGCGGCGCGGGCTTTGATGGCCCAGTGCCCGCGCGCGTTAGGGCTTAGGTCTGGCGATGGCCATGGCATGGTCAGCTCAATCATTGGATGGCCTCTTGAATCCGTTTGCCGATCCATCGGACCACTGGCACGGCCCAGCTGTTGCCAAGCGCTTTGTATCGAGGCCCGTCGGGGCAGTCCTCAATGGTTGGGCCGCGCAGCGTCATGCCGCGCTCTGCAAGCAGGGATTCGTAGATCACGCCTTTGCGCTTCGCCTCTTGCGCCGTCTTCCAAGGGATCGCGGTGTAGTTGTCGGGGAAACCTTGCAGGCGCTCGCACTCCACCGGGGTGAGGCGACGCACGGCCATAGGGGGTGTGGTGGTGCAGGCCAGTGCCTCGGCCTCGACTCGCTCGTTACCTGTGCGGCTGTACGGTGGGCCAGATGAACCCATGCACGGCCCGACTTCGGCTGGAGCCATAAATGCCTGCGCCACCGCCTGCGTGCCACCATCGGTGTCCAGCGGGCCGGCGCGGCCTTGCCATGAGTCAGGGTCTTGGCGTGCGTTGAAGCCGATGGGCTGGGCCGGGACAATCGCCACCGCATCGGCACATGAGCGGCTGTCCTGCGTGAATGCCAAGTCTGCTTGCCAGCCCTTACCCTGCGGCCCGGCGCTGTCTTTGCGTCCAATCTGTGCGTGCTGTAACGCATACGCCGCAATCGGCGCTTCATGGTTGCAGGTCAGGGTCTGACCACGGTCAAAGCCGATTTCAGCACAGCCTTGTCCGTTGGCCATGGTAATGATGGCTGGCAAAGGGTGGCCGCTGCCTGTTGGAGAGCCTTTCAAAAGTGGCCCGGTTGGTTCGTCTGCTGTGTGCCTGTTTCCTTCGTAGTCGATACCGCCAGCAAGGCCGCTTCCAGCGCTGGGGGCAGAGTTTTGCCACGCTTTTCGGCTCGGCGCAGAATCCCGGCGCACGCCGTCGAACTCAAGAAGAACCGCTGCGGGATCGAAGTCGTCTCGAGCACTTGCGACAACGAACACACGTCGGCGTCGTTGGGCCACTCCGAAATATTGGGCGTCGAGGACGCGCCACGCGACTGCTCTTTGGGGGCCATACACACAACCTGCGTTCGTCCATTTTTCCCCTGATGGGATGATCGGATCATCTTCCCCGGCAAGTGCGCCAAGAAAACAGCCGAAGGCGTTGTCTTTGGTGCTGAGGACTCCTGGCACGTTTTCCCAGAAGATGATTGCCGGGTCATCTCGTCGAACAGATCGAACATGGTCAATTGCATTGGCGATACCTACAAAGGTGAGTGAAAGATTGCCCCTTGCATCGTCAAGGGAGTTACGAAGGCCAGCAACAGAAAACGCTTGGCAAGGCGTGCCGCCGCAAAATAGGTCGGGCGCTTCAATTTCGCCAGAAAGGATGCGCTCTGGTAGTGCGGTCATGTCGCCAAGGTTTGGAACATCAGGGTAATGGTGCGCCAGCACGGCGCTTGGAAATGGCTCAATTTCGGCCAACCATGCAGCACGCCACCCCAATGGGTGCCATGCCACGGATGCGGCCTCAATGCCAGAACAAACAGATCCAAATCTCATAAAACAACTTTCATGTTTTCAAACAAATCGCCCTGGCCGTTGCTTTCAGGCTTCACGGGCTTGATGAACTTCAGCCGACTATTGCGCCATGACTTTGGCATCAGTCCAGCCTTGGCCGCGCACCTCGGGCCGATGGCTTCTCGGCCAATCATGACGAATGGCTTTGTAGGTCGGCCACAAAGTGCGCAGATTGATTTCATATGATTCGCCTTGCACCACCAGAGCGAATGACGGTCTTCACGTAGTCCACCGCTTTTTCAAGCTGCGCGACGTTGATGACTTCAAGCTGTGCGTCGTGGATTTCCATTGCCAGGTTGAGTGCGTTCAGTTCGTTGGCTTTGAAGACAAACCGATCGCCCTTCTGGACGCCACGGGCGCAAAGCTCCTTCAGTGCATCCTGACCTGCTCGGATTTCGGTAGCGTATTCATCGCCAACGCCATCAATCGCCAAAGCCTCTGCGATGTTCATTGCCGCAATCAAAATGTCCATGTCGCTGCGTGTGGCATGGCCCTGCGCAGTTGATGCCATTGCGCCGTGGTTTTTGATTTTCAGCATTGCCAAAGAGTCGCCAGTCTGGGTAAGTGGCTTGAATCCAGACAAGACGTAGTTGACAACATCGGCGCGGATTTGCCTTGGCCGGTATGCGCTGCGCTTTCTCATTCAAACCCCAGTTCTGCCTTGAAGGCAGACAATGCCATAACCAGCGCATGGGCTTGGTCATAATCCATGCAAACGTAGTTGTCCTGCTCATGTGAGCAATGCGACGGGAAACGCGCAATGTAGCCATTGCCAGTGTTTGTCAGTGCGCATCGTGTTTTGCCAGCGATTGAGTAGCCCTTGCCAGCAACAACAACGGCATTGTCCTTGTCTCGGAAAACATGGTCTTGCAGGCCTTCACAAATGAAAAGTTGCTCGTTCATAGTCCCGCCCATGGGTTGTTTTTGTATTGCTTGTAGCCTCTGCCGCTTCTGATTCGATTGACCACATCAAAGTTAATGCCAAGCTCACGCGCGATGCCTTTGTGCGTGCCCTCCATGCTCCTGATTTTTTCGATCAACTCAAGAGGATGCGGCGATCGCTCGCGTGCGGCCAGCGCCAGCTTGTAATTGCGGGCTGGGTTCTTGTGATACTGCGTGCGCTTGGCTGCGTCCGCCGTCAGCATCTTGCGGGTCTTCATGGCGACGTGCCCAGGATCGACGCAAAGAGGATTGCCGCACGATGTACTAGCCAGCAAGCCATCTGTTTTCAGATTCAGCACGTTGGCAGCAATCCATCTGCGAACAGGCATCAATTTTTTATTGATGTTGATGTAAGGCACGCCAGCGACTTTACTGCTTGCTTTTGCGCCATCCCAGATCAGGCAATCGCCGTCTTCGTGGCTTTTTGATTGGATGAACTCCATGGTGATTGGCTCACCGGGTTTTCGTCTGACTTTCATAGTGTCTTTGATTTGCAATTCATTGAGTGTGGCGACTGGCGCCAATCTCCAGTTTGTCCAAACCATGCGACTGAAGCCACCAAAAAGTTCCAGGAATAGTGGACGTTTCCTGTTTGGTTATGGCTTTCGCTGATTCTGACTTGGCTGTCAATAACGCCACACTTAATGAATTGCATTAATTGTTGTTGATGGGAATTTTATTGTATATCAATTTTCAGGAATTGGCACATCATCAGGCCACAATCCTAGTTTTGTCAGCTTTTCCACGGTCTTTTTGTGTGCGGCCTCCCACATTTCCTGGCGCTCCGACTTGGTCATGGCTGCGCCCTGGTCAAGCGCGTGATGGCATCGAAAACAGAGCGAGGCGATCAGGTTGTCATCAGCCTTGATGCCGCGCCCCTTGCCTCCGCCGCTGTTGGTATGAGCCGCGCAAATTGTCCCGTCATCAGCGCCGCAATGCTGGCATGGAATCTCGCGGGCGTTGCGCATCAGGGTTTTGCTGCGGACGTAATCGTGCTTTGGGAATCTCATGCCATTGACAAAATTTGTTCAATCACCGCATCAAGCTGGGCGCGATCTTCGTATGTCGTCAGCACGCGCTGAAGCAGGACATTTACCACGGCAGAGTAAAGCGCCTCAAACTCGTGTTCTTCCATGTTGCCAAAGGCGATGGACTTGGCCTTGAGCGACATTGCGCCATCAAGCGTGAAAGTCTGCTCGTAAAAGCCAGCCAGGATCGTCACATCGCTGCGGAATTGGTCAAAGTCCTTGGCGATCTCCATGCCCTTGAATTTGGTCGCCGGTTGCCATGCTTCAAAGCCAAGATTCAGCAGGGCAAAGAACTTGCGATGGAATTTGAGGTTACGCGGGAACGATGCCTCCATGTTGACGATCTGGCCGGGCTCGGACTTGATAAGCCGTGACCACAGCTTTTTCCATGCGGCAGTGTCTTCTTCGGTGCGGCCTTCAAAGCACTTGAAAAGAAGGGCGCGAGCGCCCTCTAGTTCTGCTGGGATGGCTTGGCCGGTGCGTTGGATGGTGAATTTAGCCATTTGCCAGCGCTGATTCTGTCCACCAGGCCTCAACGGCGCGGCCATCTGCGCATTTGTAGCGCAGCAAATATGAAGGCTCTGATACCGCATATTCTGCGCGGGCAATGACAATGCCTTCTTCTTGGCTGGCAATGATTTTTACACTGTCGTTCAGGTTAAATGCAAACTTGCTCATGATTTCTCCTTGGTTAAAAAAATGGTGGGCCTACTCGCTGCGTCTGTTGGTGGCACGGTGCCCGTGCATTGCAATACGCCACGCTCACAGCATCCGCTTTCAGCCCGTAAGCGTCAGAATGGCACGTCGCTGTCCATGTCATCAAACCCGTTGGCATCTTGCGCCGGTGCAGGACGTGCCGCTGGCCGTTCTTGGCGTTGCGCCGGTTGTGCTTGGTCACGTTGGCCTGCAATCAATTCAATTTCCAGCACGGTCGCCGCCAACTTATGGCCTTGGCCGTTCTTGCCTTCGTATGTCTGGATATGCGGGTCGCTCAGGACGGCGTAAATCTGCGAGCCTTTGAGCAAATAAGGCGCGAGCGATTCGGCACGCTTGCCCCAAATGGATGCGTCGATCCATTGGGATGGACGTTTTCCGTCGTCTCCTTTTTTGCCGTAGTTGTAGGCCAGCGACAGTTGGGCGACAGCATCTCCGCGCGGCGTGTGACGTACTTCAGCGTCCCGGCCAATGCGAAAAACTCCAGTGATTTGAGCCATGATCTTCCTTTCAGTATGAACTCAGCGCGTCATGCGCCGTTTGAATTGACTTGGCGGCTTTCGCCAGGTCTTGCTTGACTTCGCCAGCGATGGCTTTGGCCTTGATGCTCTTTTGTTGGATGGCCCCAAGCATTGACGCTTTTTCAACGCCATCATCGGTTTCTGCGTCAACGTGGATGCCGCAAATGTAGCGGGCCACCACCAAGATGCGTACGGGCTTTGGGATGGCTGTATCGTTCTCGTAGCCTGATGCGGCAGCTTGCTTAACGCCGATCGGCCCCCAAAACTCAGCCTGACCAAGACCCAGCGTCTTGCGCAGCATCCTGACTGACTCGTTTGTGATTTCTTGCTCTTTCATATCGTCCTCGGTTGTTCGATGGCGCATTGTAGCGTGATTTTTTGTTATCCCGAGAAAATTATTTTCAGACAATCGCTCAAAATTACATTACAATAATTTCCGTGGCACAGTCGCCATGCAAACTGAAAGTTAGACCATGCAAAAAATCGCATCGGCGCTTGTCAAGGCTCAGAAGGCTTTTGGCCCAGCGCTCAAGTCGTCAACCAATCCGCATTTCAAAAGCCGCTATGCCGATCTATCGGCCTGCGTTGAGGCTGTCGTTGATTCGCTCAATGAACACGGCATCATGCTTATGCAGCCAACCCATGAATGTGAGCACGGCGTAACAGTTGAAACGCTGTTCATCCACGAATCTGGCGAGACATTCAGCGCCGGTCGTTTGCACGTTCCAGCGGCCAAGCAAGATCCGCAAGGATACGGCTCTGCGCTGACCTATGCCCGCCGTTATTCGCTCATGTCTGCCTGCGGTATCGCGCCAGAAGATGATGATGGCAATGCGGCCAGCAAAAAAGCCCCGCCCAAAAAGGAATCTCTGACAAACGCTCGATTTGGTCAAGCCGTGGAGCGCATCAAGGCGGGCCAATACACCACTGAAAAACTGCGCGATACATTCGCACTCACGGCAGAGCAAGAGTCTGCACTTGTGGAGGCGCTCGCAAATGCTTGACCATAAATTGATCTTTCGCGCATCGGCGCTGGCCGATGTGATGTTAAAATAAGGCGTGGCTACCTTTAGCGGGGGAAAAGGCGATTCGTTACCGCCCTGCCACATCTTCACAGTAACGATTTCCACCAATAACGAGGTGCGACATGATTACCCATCAAGAAGTTTTAGAAACGTTTGATTACGTTGAAGGTTTCTTATATTGGAAAAAAACATTATCCAATAGAGCAATAAAAGGAACAAAAATTTACGGAACAAATCCGCATGGATATGTTCAGCTAGGATTTAAAAATAAAAAAAGATTAGCTCATAGAATAATTTTTATGATGCATCATGGATATATCCCAGAAACAATAGATCATATAAACGGTATAAAAAACGACAACAGAATAGAAAATTTGCGAGATGTTGAAACATATCAAAATTGTTGCAATAGGCTTCCAAGATTTAATGATTTGGAATACAAGGGAGTTTCATTTCATAAATATTCAAATAAATGGAGAGCAAGAATAAGATTCAAAGGCAAAGAAATTTGCATTGGATATTTTAAAAATAAAGACGATGCAGCAAAAGCATATGTAACAAAAGCAATTGAACTGCAAAAAGAATTTTCTATATATGAATCAAGGAAATAAAATGAAATTTAGAGCATCATCTTTGGCTGAAATAATGTCAGATCCTCGCGCAAAAGGAGAGACGTTATCAGTTGGGGCCAAAACAGCAATTTATAAAATGGCGCGTGAATTTGTCTATGGATATGACGAGCGCGTCACCAGCAAGCCAATGACCAAGGGCATCCAGTGTGAAGACCAGTCCATTGAACTGCTCAATTCAGTGCTGTTTGCCAGCCACACAAAGAACACAGAGCGCAAAACAAACGAATGGATCACTGGCGAGTGCGACATCTTCACCGGCTCCAAAATAATTGACATCAAGTCGTCGTGGTCGCTTGCCACGTTCCCGGCGC